AAAGAGTTCGTTATATTCTTTTGTTTCTGGAACTGTTTCAGGTGGATAATCATAGTTAATCAACATGTCAAAGGATTGAACTAGATTGGCTCGTTGAGTAAAATACGCATTGAGTTTGTAAGGTTCAGGTGTAATGATTTCTCTATCTTTCAATTTGTCAAAAAGATTAGGATCATTAGCAGGAAAGGTGTTGTTTACTAGTATTTTGCTAGTAAGATATAAATCAATCCAACCTTCTACAATAATAGGTGCTGTTGGATCTATATTTTTTAAATGATATTCTAGTGCTGGAATCGCACAAAGAACGCGACCTGCACCACCGTTAATAAAGAATGCTTTTTTCATTAATATTATAACCTTTGCTAAATGCTGTAGTTATAATATTTATTTTGTAGATTTATACTGAGGTAGTAATGTGAATAGTTTAATTTACACCGTTTGGAAGCATACTAACAGCATCATCATCGTCACTGTTTCTTTCAGCAATCATTATAACTTTAACATGTTCATCATTAAAGTTTGGATCAGGCGCATCGTCAGGTGCCATTGGAAATCTTACCAAATTTCCAGGAACTCCATCCCACGTCACTGGCATATCTCTTAGTTTTTGTCTATATTCTCGCCATTGAGTTTTTAATGAGTCTGGCATATCTTCTGCTAGTTTGCCATCACTGTTAGCCAATCTATGATTTCTTTCACCCCTTAGGAAATCCCAACCATCAACATAGGCTGATCTCTCCATCTTTTTGAATTCTAAAGGCTTTTTATAATCATCGTATAATGCATATTCGTTATAAACTTCACAAACATGTGTAGGATCAGGAATGATAGCGTTTGGTTGATCACTAGGACCAACTGATACTTCGTATACTTTAGGTTCTGCTACACCGCCCCACAACAAAGCAATTTTTATTGTGTTAACATCAGTATCTGCCTTTAATATTTCTCTTCTTAGGTGTAATGGAAGTGGACAATCAGGCTCTTCTTCGTGTGAATGACACTGTTCTAAGTATCCTGTTTCTTTATCAATCCATAGTACGATCTCTGCCGGACCGTCATAATTCATAGTACTAGTTTTACCCAGATCAGTTTTTGATGAATACATAGTATCTGGTAAACTGTAAGTTAGTGTTTTTTGTATATTTGCCATGTTTAATCCTTAACTGTATGTTACTCTTACTAATCCGCCTGCACCGAATGAACCCCAACAAGCACTACTTGAACCAATACCGTGACCTGCTCCGCCACCGCCTGGAAATGCTGCGTGTGATGAACAACAAGCCAAGTTACCTGTACACCAGTGTTTGCCACCTACTCCGTGTGGTGCTGCAAATGGTCCTGAAGGGCCACCCTGCACTGAAAAGTAATCAGCACAACAGTTGTACTGTCTATTCATTGAACCTGCTGTTCCTCTAAATGTCATATCAGCGCCATAACTTGCTTCGTTACAAGCATTTGCTTGCCAACTACTGTTATATAAACCTCTGTTACACTGAACGTTACCAATGTGACAGTTATAACAGTTTGAAGATTTATCCCAAATTGTAGGACCGCCCATACCGCCTGTTACACAAAAATTACTTAATCCTGTACCGTTAACGTAACTTCTACAACCATGACGGTTGTTTACGTTACAACTACAACAACAACTACATGCTGAAGATCCAGCAGCACAAATTGTGTAGTTTGTGCCATCGCTAAAATTGTGTACTGATTTTTGTAGTGTTTTTACAGCGTAGTTTCCGCCCTGTCCACCAATTCCGTTGTCATAGTCACCACCTGATGAGCCACCTGGGCCTCCACCTGATAGTATTTCAAATTTAATTGATGTAGTTCCTGCTGGTACTGTCCATTGACAACATCTTCCACCATTACAAGGTGTCCACCAATCGCCGTCATATACATAAAATTCGTAACCTTCAGCAATTTTACATTGATGTTGACTATTTGAATAAACTATACCTTTGTCTGATAATTGTACTGGCATTATGCGTCTCCTCTTTTAATCATATCTAATTCTTCTTTTAAACTTTTTATAGATTCTATTAGCAGTGGAATAATTCTTTCATAATTTACGGCAAGATATCCATCTTCTCTTTCTACTACTGCTGATGGAAGAACTTCTTGTACCTCTTGGGCAACAACTCCGTAATCACGTTCTGTTCTTTCTGGATGCATTTCTTGCAATGCTGTTCCAGTTATATTCGTATCCTGAAATCTTTGCAATTTTTTCTAAACTGCCATCAATTTTTTCAAGGTTTTCTTTTAGTCTTTTGTCTGAAGATGCATATGAATATATATCTCCACCTACATACATTGCTCCTGAAACTCCAACACCGCCTGTTACTACTAGTGTTCCAGTAGTTTTACTTGTTGATGCTGTGTTACCACCTAGTGTCATTGTTCCTGTACTTGGCTGGAATGCTAATTTTGTTGTTGATACGTCTGTAACTGTTAAAAACCCTGAAGTTTGTGTTGTGATAACAGGGTAATATGTTGCACTTGCTGCTGTTTCGTCAGTGTGTGTTGCACCTGCTGCTTGCCATGATAACACTCCACTACCGTTTGATACTAGAGCATATCCTGATACTGTTGCATCTGCTGCTGGTAAAGTCCATGTAACATCACCTGCAATAGTTGTAGGTGCTTTAAAAGCAACATAGTTTGTATCATCTGCATCGCCAAATCTTAAATCAGATTGTAACCCTAAATGCGTATTTGCTTGTATGTTAACTCTACCAGATCCCTGAGGATCAATAGTAATGTCCAGACCTGGTGCTGCACTAATAGTAGCATTGGTAATGTTAATACCACCTAATGCTCCACCTACTTCACCTGATGTTATCTTTCTTGCCATTTAGTTTTCCTCTTAGTTACGACCTATCATTATACAGTTGCAGTTTCAATACCCATTGCTACTGCGCTGATTCCAACGGTAGCAGCATAGATACTAATAATTTTACCTGTGTCTAAAACAAGTCCTGTTCTTTCTAACACACCATTTGCTGCAATAGTTGTACCGTATTCGATAAACTCGCTATTTGCTGGTGCACCTGGACCTGCTGTTGTTGTAATTGCTACTCTAACTTGAATAGCACTACTAGTTCTGTTAGCAAGGCTAATTGAAGCCACTGCAAATGTATCTGCCGGAACTGTGTATAAATCAGTGTACGTTAACGCACCTAAATCTACTGCTCCTAATCTTCCTGTTGCCATTTTATTTGTTCTCCACTGTTATTTAGTTCAAAAAGTAATTATATGCTAAAGGAAGGCCCACAACGCCACCTTTAAAGTTGAATTTAGCATTCATTTCAATTACACCGCCTGTTGTAGTAGTAATAGTGTTGTTTTGAATTGTAATAAATCCAGCCGTTACACTGTTAACGTTAAGAGAGGCACCACCGCCACCAATTTGTGAACTGATGTACGATTTAATTGCTCTCTGCGTTGGAACAATATTATCACTATTAGCACTAAAGAATGGATCTGTACTAAACTCTTGTACACTTGCAGAGTTACCACCTAGTGTAACTTCACCTAGTGTAAGTTCTTGTAGTCCTGAAATATTAAATGCATCAGCATTCAATGTTGCAACACCCGTTGATTGTTCAATTGTAAACAAGTCGCCAACTCTAAAGTTACCGTCTTGGTCAGTTGATGTAAAGAATACTCTACCACCGTTGTTATCTTTTGTTTCATTTGCTTGATCTGGCAACTGAGTTGGTGTATTAGGATAGTTAGTAGTAGCAAATCCACCAGTACCAATATCTAGGAAATCGTGTCCTGTCAAACGTACCTGTGAATATCTAATTCTAGTTGTTACTGTTGCTCCATCTGGTGGTGAATCAAATACTGTTACATCTGGTGCAACTTGTAAAAATGCTGTGTAACTTCCATCATACGAACCTAGTAGTGAAATAACCTGTACCAGTTTAAATGTTCTTTCTGGCAAGTGTCCAAACACAACGTTTGATCCTACTGCTGGAATTTTTGAAAGTCTTCTTACAGCAACAAACTGTCCGCTTTGGAATAAGTCTGCAAAACCGTTACCACTTAACAAGTCTGCACTTGCTGAAGTATATCCTGTTCCTCTATTAGTAAAGGATGGGCAACCTAATGCACCTTTACCAATTCTAACTTGTGTAGGTGCTTCGTATGTATTATTAGGATCTGTAATAGTTAATGTAGGTGCTGTGCTATATCCACTGCCTGGCTCTACAAGTCTAATTGCAAATATTTTTTCAGTTGCAACAAATGCTCTACCAGTAGTAGTTGCACCTGCTTTAATTTGCATTGCTCCGTTACCACTTCCTTGTCTAACTCCTAAGAAACTACCTACTTGCTGTGGATTACCAAATGCTGTTGCTACTAATCCATTGCTTTCTGCATGTGTTCTTGCAGTCCAAACAATACCATCTGGTGATGTAGCATAATTTGCACCGTTGCTTACTGCTACAAACATACCTTGTCCGTATTCAATATTAGACCATTGTGCTGTAGCCGGAAGTGTACTTGCTATCCATGTTACTCCACCGTCAATACTTACTGCGGCTGCTGTTCCGTTTGTTGATGAAACTGCAACGAATCTGTTATTACCATAAGTTACACTGCTCCAGTTTGAGCTGCTTGGTAAAGTTGCTGCTGTCCATGTTACTCCAAGATCGCTGGAGTATGCTGCTGCTGTGCCGCCACTTGCTACTGCTACCCAGTATCCTTGACCGTATGCAATGCTTTCCCAAGTTGTCGCACTAGGTAGTGTTCCTGGGGAAGTCCATGATACGCCGTTAGTTATTGAAAGTGCAACTGCGTTTGTACCAGTTTTGATTGCCATAAAGTTACCAGCACCGTATCCAATTGCGTTCCAAGTTCCTGTGCTTGGTAAATTACCACCTGCTACATAAGTTGCACCAGAGTCTAATGAATAAGCAACATCATCAACACCACTGCCTCCTGCTATAGCAACTATTGCTGATGCATTTTCTCTTGCTTCACCTGCAATTGTTGTAAATGTGCCTACACCAGTAGCAACAAATGTTGTTCCTGTAACAATTGAAGTTGATCCAATTGATAACCAAGGTGTGTCACCTGGTGTTGTAATTGTGTAAGAACGTCCTGCAACAAAATTTCCTGCACTAATAACTCTTTGTAAGCGTCCTGCAGCAATTCCTGTCCAAGTTGTACTTACTGGTAATGCTGTGCCTGCAGTAAATGTAGTAGCATCTAATGATGCGTTTGTTGTTGTACCACTTGCACTACTAATTGCAACAAATGTTCCGCCTCGTGCTGTACCATCCTTATCAAATGCTAGGATTGCACCAGAGGCAGCATTAACTGCTGTAATTGTAAGTGTAATATTGTTTGCTCCAGTTGTTCCTCCAACTGATGCTCCGTTAAATGTTAAAACTTCATTTACAGCATATCCAGTTCCGCCAGCAATTAAATCAACTCTATACTTGGTACCTTTTGCAGTAACATTAAATGTTGCGCCAGATCCAGATCCTGTTGTTGAGTTTTGTGAAATAGTTGCATAAGTGTTATAGAACTCACTGTATGTAATTCCTGTCCAACTTGTACTTCCATTAGTAGTTCTAGCAGTAGTACTATGAGTTGGTGCAGTAAACGCTACTTGAGGTTCAATTGTATAAGTTGTTGATGCATCAGGTGCTGCAATAGTAGTACCTGGTACTATATGATCCCAACCTGCTGCGCCTGTTGAAGGTTTTGTAACAGTTGCTACTTTAGTACCTGAGTTATATGTTGCAATATTACCAAACTGCCCAACACCTGTACCACCATCTAGGTAAACTCTCATACCTATATAAGCCAAAGATGTTTCAGAGTCAGTTGCAGCAATTGTAATCTGTGATGTTGTTCCGCCCTGTGCAGTGTTTGAATTTGTAATATATCCAAATCCACCATAGTTTCCTTCTGCTTCTGGTGCTGCTGTTGAATCATCAACATTATCAAGAAGTCTTACTTCGAATACAGAGTCATCTCTAAATTCTTTATCTTGTTCTGCTGTTGCATTTGATCCTGCACCAAATAGTCCCCATTCAGTTTCAGTATATTCTGATCCAGCATTAGTAAATTCAAAGTTAAGGATTTTATTAGCAGTGTCAGTCATAACACTTCCAACTGTTGCTTCAAACTGTAATCTGTTATCAACAATCGCTGTTCCAGGAGTTTCAGTTGAATCAAATCCTTCTGCTACTGAACCAAACGATCCGTATGAGTTATTACCGTTTGTACCTCTAATTCTTCCACCTTCTGTAGCCAAGTAACCAATGTGTGAGTAATATGTAAACACTGATACAAGCTCTGCTCTACCATTGTTTGCTACCCAAGCACCAATACCATCACTAATTAATTGTGTAAAGTCGTTTGATACTATTGAATCGTTACCACCTGCATGTAATGCTCCGTCAATTTTCTGACCAATAGCAGCATTACCAAACGTTGCAACGTTTTGTACATATGGTGAACGTGCAATAATCCAAGTACGGAAGTCATCTACTCCCCAACCTGGATCTAATGAAGCGTAAGCACCTGCTGATACTCTAGATGTTCCGTATTCGTTTGCCGGTAATACATCTCCACGTAATCCGTCAAGTGTCATATTACGTAAACCAGTTCCGTTACGTAAGTAGAAGAAATCTTCTTCCATGCTACCTGTAACTGAATTGGCATAATATCTTGCGCAATATCTTGATTTATAATTTGAAGACCATTGTAAATCCCATTTCATTGCATCAATATATTTGTCTACATCTCTAGCACATGATGTTTCGCTATAAACTATTTCAACGCCCATTGCGCCGCCTGATGCAGTTGATAATCCAAGTGCATTAGCACCGTCTCTAGTTGTGCTTACAGTAAACGAAGTTGCATTAATAATTTCTTTTACATAATAAGTTGTGCCTGTTGCTAATCCGCCAATTACAGTTCCTGTGAATTTTATTCCAACATTCCTTACTAACCAACTAGTATCAGAAATTGTTACTGAATTTAAACCAGCGTCTGTTGCTGTTGCAGTATCGCTAAATGTTTGATCGATATATGCAGCAACTTCTGCTTTAATAAATGCTCTATTTTCTTCAAGTTTTAATCTAGCATAGTCTCTGTTTCTAACATCAGTTGCACAAACATCTCCTTCGTTTGTTGCACTAAAGAATATTGTGTCTAATTTGTCCATCAGCAATACAACTCTTGCTGCGGCTGTTGCATCACTGTTTAAGTATGTTGCAGTATCAGCAGCAATTACACTTGCTAGATATTTGAAAGAAGCTCTAGTAGCGGCTTTCTGTCCTTTAGTGTATACATCGCTTGAAGTACTACGCAAATATGCTAGTGCTGCAATGTGTGTTGCAAAATTTGTTGAGTCTGCATTAGATGCTCCAGCACCTAACATGAAGTCAAACATAACTGCTTCGAGAATTAATCTTGTATCTCTTTTACACTTAGCAGAATCATATGTAAGTGTAGAAAAGTTGTTAGCAATGTAAGTAGTAACCAGTGTTGCAAGGGCCTCTTGCTGCGCATCTAAGGTCTCTGCAGCGGTGATAAGTGCTGTTGTTGAACTTACAGCATTAGTAACTGCTGGATAGTTTTCTACGTGTGCCGGTACACTTAGTCCTGTTGCATTTGTTAATGTAACAACACTTCCACCGAATGTTAAACTAACTGTAAAAGTGCTTGTAGTAGGTGTGCTTATAACCCAATATTTTGTATCTGCTACTAAGTTATTTGAACTTTCTAATGGAATAAATGCATCACCAACTTGTAATCCGTGTACTGCACTTGTTGTAATAACATTTGATGCTGTTGTAGTTACAGTAACAAACGGTAAGTCTGCTCCTGTTGAATCACCAGCAAGTGTATTAAGTATAATATCAAAGTTACTTGAGACAAGCGTTGCAGGTGTAGCACCTGCATCTGAATTAAGATAACGTGGAGTATTAGTTTGTAAAGGTGTAATTGCTTGGTTCCTTACAATTTGTCCTAATATTGTTTTTAAGTAATTGTATGCTGCAATAGTTTGTGTAACTGCATTACTATTCAATGCACTTGTAGAACTTTCTCCATCCCAATATGCTTTTGCTGCATTTAGTGTTTGATAATTTCCACCATAAGTTAAATCATAACTTAAAGCATCTACAATGTAACCAACATCTTGTCTACATTTAGTTTTACTGTATTTTAAAGTTGGATAGTTATTTGTAATATACTGAATAACTTCTTCTTGTAGGAATTTTTTATTTTCAGTAACGTTTTCCTTAGCAGTACCATAACCTGCCAAGTAACCCGCATTGTATCCTGTTGGCTCTGTTAAATTGGTTGTATGTTTTACACCAAGTTTAAAATCAATTTGCTCCATGATTACATCGGCTAACTTCGCTGTAAGTGCTGGTGTTTCGGTATCATCTGCTACAGGCCATGTTTGGTCTTGAACTGCTGTGTTTCCTGTAGTAGGAGTTACTGTTGTACCTTGTACAACATTGTCAATGAATCCTTTCAAGTGTTTCAAAGTTTCTATAGAGTAGTATGAATCAGTTATGTCAGTACCGCTTTCAGTTGCGTCAGCCGCATCAACGTTTACTGTTCTAACTTCATCACCTAATATACAAACTTCTGCTGGAACAATGATAGGTAATATTTCTTTGTACTGTCCTGCTTTTACATACACTAATGCATTAGGTACAATTCTTTCTGGAATTGCGCTTGTGTCGCCTGCTGTAACAGTATCTGTTACAATCTTTAACAGTGATCCTACAGTTGTAGTAACACCTGTTTCAGTTACAATAGCAGTGTTAAAGTATTGGTCTGCAACTGCTGTTGAGTCAGTAGCATCTTGATATGCAACTGCTGGTGCTGTATTTGCTAATACATTACCCATAATTGTTTCTAGATATGTGTATGCTGCTACAGACTGTTGAGCTTCTGCTGCAAGTCCTGCACCACCATAAACTTTATCTTCTGACGATGCTGAAAATTCACCATCTGCACTAAATCCGTTAACAAACGATAGTGCTGCTGCACGTACTTTTAAATTTCCGCCGTGTCCAAGATCCCAAATAATTCTATCAATTATAAAACCAACGTCTCTTTCACACTTGTATTCGTCGAAATCAAAACCGTTCCAAATACCAGAGCCGCCAGCGTTAGCAACTTGATATTGGATCCAACTTGAAGTTTCTCTTTGTAAGAATATTCTATTTCTTTCTAACAAATTCTGTGCGTTAGGATTTCTTGGTCCATCTTCTATTTGTTCACAAGCATATCTAATTGTTTTAAATGGTCTATCAAGTGATGAACCGTGAACTGGTGAAAGTCCATCTGTTCCGTGCGGAGCAACGTAATAGATTTGATCTGTTTTTCCTAATGATTTCCATTCTGGAAGTGTTCCTGTTGATACTAGAACTTGTCCTTCTTCTCCAATCGGAAGTCTTGTTGGTCCAGCACCTGAGTAGTAAACCATATCACCTTCAGTTGTCAATACTGAAACATCACTACCAATTGTAAATGCATTCCAATACGTTCCTGAAATATCTTGATCTGGTCTTGAATTGTCTGCGCCGCCGCCTGCTGCGCCTACTGTTGATCCATCGTCACCTTCTGATCTATGATTTAGTATACAGATATAACTGTTTGAACCAAAGCGTACAACGTCACCTACAAAATATCCATTGTCATCAGTCCATGTACCT